GGCAGTTTTCATGGCGTCCGCGTGGGGGCAATCCCGGTCAACACCAGCGCCCCCGTCGCCGGTGTCCGGACCGATCCCTGCAGCACCGTCGGCGCATAGCCCGTCACCCAGAGACTCCCGACCCGCGGTGTGAACGATGGCGGCGTGCCTTGGCGGAAGGTCAGCGAGAGCGCGTAGTGGATCCCGCGCGGCGTCGTCCGGCGGGGCTGCCACTGCACGTCGACCAGCTCGGCCGTCGAGAAGAACGTGTTATAGGTATCGTATTCCAGCTGCCCGGCCGATGTGTCGAGGCGGTCGAGCTTGAGCCCGGAAGCCAAGCCAAGCGCGGCATGGGTCCGCCACCAGGTGCGGATAGCGTCGATCGTCGCCTTCGTCAGAAACTGAAACGACACCCGGACTTGCGTCTCAAAGCGGACGAAGAGCGTCTCGGTCGTCCCGTCTTCGGCGACGTTCTGCTTGCGAATAGTCGCCTCGTTGATTTCGATCATGGACGCCACTTCGCGCGGCTCGCTGGCCCCAAAGTTGATGAGCGTCGGCCCGCTGCCGTAGCTGATGCTCGGATAGAATGCCGTGGCGATCGCCATCTCAGACCCGCACGACGTCGCCCGAGAACGGCGTCGCCGAGATGCTTACGATCTCGTCGGTGGCGGGGTCGCGGTAGAGGATGTTGAGGTTGAGGTCGTAGTCGAGCTTGGCGAGGTCCTTCAGGAACGCCACCCGCTGTTCCGGCGTGAGACCGTTGAGCGAGGGCCCTTCGACGAAGAGCTGCTGCCCCGCGAAGGCGCCGGCCTGATCCGCGCGGAAGGTCGTCGTGCGCTGGACGGTGCCCCCGAAGGGGCTCGCGAGGAGATCGGAGGTCGACAGTTCGATCTGGGAGAGCACTTGATTGATCTGCCTGATCTTATCCTTGACCTGTTGGGTCAGCTGCGCATCCACGGGGACGATGCCTGTTTCTCCCACCTGAACCTGAATCCCGTCCACGTGCTGAGGATTGCTAAAATCTTCAGGGATGAAGACATGGCTTCCTGCATCATCCCAATCGCCCGCCCACCACAGCGGCCCCACGCCGATCTGCCCAGACGGATACATCAAGATCTGCACCTCACCATGCGGCGCCCACTGCCGATTGAAAATCGCCGCCATATCCTCGAGCGTCGCGGCCTGGGCGACCGCTTGACTCAACGCACTCCCGCCCGCCTGTCCTGCTTGACGACTCCGCACGCTGGCGCTCGGCTTTTTCGGCCCCGCGTCTTTGCCCAGCGCCGCAGCACCACCACCGAGCGCGGCGCCGGCGACGGCCCCGACGACCGTCCCGATACCCGGGAAGACGCTGCCGATGATCGCACCGCTGACGGCGCCCGAGACGGCGCCGGTCGCGATGTTCATCGCCGTCGGCGGCCCCGTGAGCCCGCTGTAGATCGTAAAGGCCAGACCGACGAACGCTGCCGCCGCCCCCAGCGTGCTACCAATCGTCGCGCCGGCCGCGGGAGTGCTGAAGGCCCCCCCGATGCCCAAGGCGGCCGCTTCCTCCGCGACCTGCCCCCCAGCGGCAAGCGCCCCTGCGCCACCACCGAAGAGCGAAGGTGCAACGGAGGACAAGGGCGTATTGAGAAACGCCCGAATGGCCGAGCCCATATCGCCGAAGAGACTCAGCATGCCACCAGCGCCCCCGGTTCCACCACCCGCTGCCCGCCCGCCCAGGCCGGCCACGGAGGCAGCCACGCTCGCTCCACCGGCGCCCGCTGGGCCCGCCGCCATCGGCACGAGCACCGTCTGCCCACCGCCCGCGGCGACGGACTGAAAGAGCTGCCCGCCGACCTCCACGAGCCCGCCCGGGCTCATCCCGGCACCCAAGACGCCCAGGCCGCGGACGAACCCCTGCCCGCCGCCGAGGCCGGAATTCCCGAGGAAGTCCTTGAAGATTTGCCCGACGGCCGCCTTGCTGAGCGTGTCGGTCAGCGTGCGGAGGACGTTGAGCCCGAACTGACGAGAGACGTCGGAGAGCTTCGTGAACTGCCCCGTGACGACGTTGAAAAAGGTATCGGACATGCCCTGCGCCATGTCGGAGCCGACGGAGCGGATGCCGCTCCGGAGGAGCTCGCCGGTCGCCGTGAATGCATCCTCAACATCCCGGAAACCCGCGGAGAGGCCGGCGAGGGGATCTGTCTTCTCGAGATGCAGGCGTTGCCGTTCCGTCGTCTTGATCTCTGCCTCGAAGATGGCGAGCGCTTGCTTGTCCAGATCGAGGCCCGCCTGCTGGACTTTCAGCTGCCGCTCAGCGGCGATGGCAGCCAGGTCCAGATCGAGTTTCTGCTGCTCGGTCAGCGCCCCCTGCTCACGGAGGACATGGACGCGCGCCTGGTCGAGCGCGAGAAGCCGCTCGATCCCTGCCTCGCGGCGCTTGATGCCTCGAGCCGCCTCATCCGGGGTCACCCCGACGAAGCCCAGCTCCGCCTGGTTCGCGCCGGCGACCGCGGCCTGGAGCTCGGCGGCGAAGCGCCCCATCGTGACGCGGCGCTGCTGCTCTTCAAGTGCGGCGAAGCTGGCCCGCGAGCGCGTCGCGAGCGTCGTGATGTCCCGGTCGAGGCGCTCGCGGATCAGGTTCATCTCGGCCGGCAAGGCATGCCGCGCCTCCGCCGCGCCGAGATCCTGCTGGGCCTTGATCCGCAGCAACCGTTCTTCCTGGGAGGACTGATTCGAGAGCTGTTGATTGATCGCCGTGATGAGCCGGAGATACTCGCGCTCATCCCCCAGCACCTCCGCCCGACCCAACTGGACACCGCGTAGCTGAAGGACGGCCTGTGACTGCTGGAGGAGCGCCTGCGTCACGCTCTGCAAGCGGGCCACGGGAAGGACCTTCTCGGAGGCCGCGAGCTGTGCGTTGAGTTCGGCCATCGCTGATGTCGAGAAGCCCAGCGCATCAGTCAAGGCCCGAAAGACGTTCGCGAGGGAGCCCCCGAACGTCTTCCACCGTTCCGTATGGGCTTCGAGTTCGGCCGAGGTGGCGAGCATCGCGCTCTGGATGGAAGCCAGATCGAACGCCTTGACCGCGAGGTTCAGCTTGGCCTGGGCCTCGGCGGCCGCGATCACGCTATCGAGGTAACTCTTGAACGCCACGGCGCCGACCAGAACGCCCGCTGTCACGCCAGCCACCGCCGCACCCATCGCCCCCGCGCCGCGGGCGACGAGGGTTAGGCTGCCGACCATGTTGCCGAGCGCCGGGTTGAGCGTGCCGCCGATCTCGGCCGCCATCCCGCGTGTGGCCGCGAGGACCGGGCGGATGCTGTCCGAGAAGTCCTTCATGCCCTTCGCGCCGGCGCCGCTGGCCGTGACGACGGTCTGCCCGTGCTGCTGGACGGCCTTGGCCGTGTCCTGGAGGTCCTTCTGGAGCTTGGCGAGCTCCGGCGAGGCGGCGTTCACCGCGATGATCTGGAAGATCAGGGCGTCGGCGTTCCCGGCCATCACTCGGACTCGATGCCGACCGCCGCCAACAGCTCACCGCCGTCAGCCGACGCACCGGCGCGCCGCGTGAGGAGCTCATCCTGGAGGAGCACGCGCCAGTTGAAGATGAACTCCGAGATGCGCCAGCCCGTCCAGACGAGGTGCGGCGCCGTGCGGCACCGTGCCGCCAGCATCTTGATGGCGTGTTTGATGTTCTCGACAGGCACGGTCGTAAAGGGCCGGAACGTCTCGGCCTGCGCGATCAGCGGATCTATCTCCACCCGTTCGGCCTTCAGGAGCGGCCCCGCCACCTCGGCCAGCTCGCCCTCCTCAGTCCAGCCAATCGTCCGGGTATAGGCGAGGACAGCCTGCTCGCGCGCCTCCCCCATCCGTCGCACGAGCTCGAGCGTCAGCCGGGGCTCGATCACGACGCGCGTCAAGAGCCCATCGGCCCACTCCTCGAGCGCCACGCGAATAGCCTGCTGGCCCCCCGGCGATTCCTTCGTGTAGCACGCCGCCATGGGCACGGAGTTGGGGAACCCGTGGAAGAACTCGGCCACCGTCACGTCCCGGGCGAGAAGCGACTTCGGCGCGCCGCGAAGCGTCACCGGAAGCAGAAAGTCAGGGAGGGCCATGCGACTAGACCGCGACCAGCGGCACCTCCGGAGTGGGCTCGGGCGTCGGCACGATTGGTGCGGCCAGGCCGGAGAACCGGAGGATCTCCCTGGCGAGGACCGGCACATCCTCCCCCAGCCGTCGCGCCTGGTCCACGCTCAGCGTCGGGACAACGGCTCCCGCCGCACTGATACGGAAAGGCAATTCCGCAACGAGCTGCCGCCGGAGCGCGAGCTCGTCAGGCGACAGCGTCGCGAGCCACGTACGCTCGTTGTCCTCCCATTCCTCCGGCTTCCAGGCATCCGAGCCCGGAGGGCTTGGCGGGAGACAGAGCAGAAACTCCGACCGCGAGATCTTCCGGATCCGCATGGCTCGCGGCTCGCCGATGATCGCCGTGAGCGCGGGAAGCACCACCTCTGTTTCCGAGGCCGCCAGGATTTCCTCGATCGTCGCCAGGCGAGCTGGGGGCCCACCGTTTTCGCGTCCGTTCGCGCTCGGCATGGGGCGTGACCTCCTGGGCGGCGGCGCCCGGCTAGCTGAAGACCAGACTGAAGTCGTCGGACCCGGCGTTGATCGTCGCGAGCAACGTCGTCGGGAACGCGGTGAGCCCATCGCGCGAGCCCCAGGACCGCTGGACGATCTGGAGACCGGCCGCAAGCGAGGCATTGAACTTGAACTGGAGCTTGTTGTACTGGACGCTCCCGATGAGGAAGCTGGCGTCCATGAGCGTGCCCGCTTTGTGATCACTGAACCAGTCATGGGTCGCGATCGACGCCGCCTCCGGGTCGATCGTGAGGAGCGGGCGACGATCGGCAATGAAGAATCCTGCCACGCCGCTCGCGGCATTGACCGAGGGCACGGCCTGAAGCACATTGCCCATCCGGAAACCGATCGTCGCGATCCGCGGGGCATAATTATCCGTGTCGATCTGAAACGCCGCGGATTTGACTGTCGGATAGGCTGGAGTCCCCGCGATCGTCCCGGCGACAAAGCTGACGTCAGCCTCGCCCACCAGCATCCCCTGAAAAGTGAAGCGGGCCGTGATGATGCCGCCCGCGCGCATGGTGAAGTCCACGTCGCCGAAGCACCCGGCCATCTTGAGCGTCGAGCCGTTCTCCTGGACGATGTAGATCGTGTAGGACGACGGGGTTGCCGTCGGGCCACAGGTGACGATCTCGGACCCGGACGTGCCCGTGAACGCCGATGTGAGTCCGCAGGCTTGCAATGCCCGGTCCACCTCCGGCTTCACGCTCGCGGAGTAGGCCGCCCCGGCGCCACGGACGAAGGCCTCGAACGTGACGCCCGCCAGTTCGCGGCCGATGCCGCTCGGCAACCGGCCGATGTCCCCGGATAATGCGAGGTTCTCGATCTCCTCGAGCGTGATGGCGGGGCTGATATTGAAGCAGGGGATGATATCCGCCGCCGTATACGTCCCGGCGAAGACATCGGTCCCATAGGTCCCCTCGACCTTCATCGCCACGACCATCCGCCGCATCCGCGGGACTGTCAGGGTCGCCATGAATACCTCTCCTCGTTAGACCACGACTTTGGATTCGAACAGCGTGACGGTGATCGTCTGCGCAAAGGCGCCCAACGGCTCGAGTTCGCCCTCGTCGGTCTCGAGCGCGCCGATCTCGATATCCGAACTGAGGCCGCCGAGAATCCGGTTCGCTTCCAAAACAGTGATGACATCATCCCAGAGCCGCTGGAGCCAGGTCGTCCGGGTGGTCGCGTCATCGCCGTGGACATAGCCGTAGACGACAATCGAGAACTTGTGCTGGAACATGCCGTCGACGCCGGCGATCTCGAAGGTCGATCCCGGCCCTTCGAGGAGCAGGAGCACGGGGAATTGCGTGTGTTGCATCGGCGTCTTGTAGACCCGCGCGACGATCGGCGTGTTGAGATAGGCCCCGCCCCACGGGCGCGTCCCACTGATCGTCTCGAGCGCCGCGACGAGGGCCACGAGCGCCTGTTCGCGAAGCGGTTCAGCCATTGCCGATCGCCTGCGTCACTTCCGCCTGAAACTGCGCCCGGATCTCCGCCTGGCTTTCGAGCGCCGCCGTGCGGAGCCATGGACGCCGGCGGAGCGGGGGATGCGTCACCGCCATCGCGGTGATCCACTTCCCACCGACCCGAAAGGCCAACCGCGGCCTGGTTCGCGGCCGAATCACCCAGGAATGCGGGACCCCTTCCTCATGGATGCGCCCATAGAAGACATTCGTCCCGACCTGGCCGACGATCTCGTTGCCAGCGATCAGAACGGTCGACGTCACCGAGGAGCGCAACCGACCGTGGCCCACGCGGAGAAAGCGGCCAGAGAGGTTGAGCTTCGCCCGCCGGACGACGCTCAGGACGGCCTTCTGCATCCCCTTCACGACGGCGCCCTGAAGCACAGCCGGCTCAAGCCGGCGTCGGAGGGACTCGGGAATCTCGATGGTGAGCGTGAGGTCGAGCGGCATCACGCCCCCGCGAAGATCGGCCGCTGATAGGGCGCGATCAGGTCGCGAACCTCGCGCGGCATGAAGGGCTCGGGGACGGAGATCGCGCCGCCGGCGGGCAAGGCGATCGACGTGAAGCCCACCGCCTGCTTCTGCTGGTCGCGGAAGAGCTTCTGGACGAGGTAGCACGCCGCGAGCTTGAGATCTTCCGGGATGGGGTTGTAGCCGCCCGTGTAGGACAGCAGCACGTTGTGCTGACCGAAGTTCGGATCGCGCGGGGATTGCCAGGCAAAGCCCAGCGCCGATTCCCACGTCCAGCGGCGGTAGAAGTGGTTCTGCGCGCCCCAGCGCGTGTCCCAGGGATCGTCAGACGCCACGACGACATCGGCGTCATCAGGGAGCCCATCGGCCTCGGTTTTCCACAGGACCTGGGCGACTGCATCCACCGTGATCGTGATCGTCGCACCCGTCTTGATGGGCCAGGCCGGGACGTACAGCTTGGTGCTGGGGGGCCCCGTGAATCGGAGACTCGAAAACGCGCGCTCGGCCAGTTTCCGATCCGCCATCTGCTCGATCCAGTCCGAGGCGCGCGTGATGTGGCTCGTGAGCTTCGCGTCCTCGGTCGTGCCGGTGATGTTGACCCAGGCTTTCGCCTCGGCGAGCGTGACGAGGTCCTGCGTGGCCATCTAGCGGGCCTTCTTCTTCACGCGCGAGGCGCGCGCGGGCTTGGTCTTGTAGACACTCGTCATGCGCGCCCACAGTCTTCCCAGGTCGCCACGAACACCGGGAGCAGCGTGGCGAGGGTCGGGGCGATCGGCTGAGGTCCGCATGGCGCCGGCTCCTTCCTGACGACGGGCGCTAGCGGCGTCGGGGCTCGCGCACGCTCGCGCGCACGCGCAGCCTCGCGGTAGAACCGCTGGCGCGCCCGCCGGAGGTCCACTAGATCGCTTTCTTCTGCCCCACGACCAGGCAGGCCACCGCGAAGCTCGGCGTGGTGCCGCCGATCGTGGCCACGGCCTTGACGAACCGCATCGACCGCTTGAAGGTGAGGACGAGGAACTTGCTTGACGCTACCTGGGTGGCGAGCGTGGCCCCGGTGATGTCGGCGTAGGTACCGCCCGAAGTGGCGGCCTCCGTCATCTTGAGGGCCAGGGTCGGCGCGGTGCCGCTCACCGTGCCGAGCGCCAGGAACGCGAAGCAGGGGCCATCGGTTTCGAGCAGATCGACCGCCGCGCCGGTGACGGTCGACGTCGCGACCTGGGGCACGATCGACTGCGCGCCGGTCCCGGGGAGCAGCTCGTTGGCGAGATCATTGAGGAATCCTGTGCCGGGCATGACATCCTCCCTTTGCCCCGCGAACAGCGGGGTCGGTTCGAGGACCGGCGACGCGGACCCGCTGCCCGCGCCGCCGGCGTCCCGTATCGCGCGAGGCTAGGCCTCGAGCATCGTGTCCGTGAAGACGAACGACTCCTCATGCGCCAGCCCGCAGTCCGACCGCAGGACGGCACGGATGACGGTCTTGTCCTGGAGGAACTTGATCTGGTCACTCGCCGCCAGCTCGATCGCTCCCGAACGCCCGATGATGAGGCGCCGGAAGTTGCCGAAGAGCACGTAGACGAGGGTGGTGCCCGAGCCCTTCGTGCGATTGGCGCTGGCGTTGGTCGAGTTGAAGACCGGGTAGCCGCCCAGGGCCTCGGGGATGGCCGAGCCCATCGACCCGCGCGAGGTCCAGAAGAGAAACGGCCCCTTCGCGTCGGCCGCCGTCACCGCATCGCCGCGGCGGTTGGCGATCGCGGCCCAGAGCATCGGGCGCATGATCCAGCCCGTCGCCGGCTCGTCATCCAGCCCCGAGTAGTAGAGCCCGATGATCTTCGTCACGTCTTCCGGCGTGAAGGTGTCCCCGTTGGTCTCGGTCGTCCCGGCGATGTGGAGGGTGACCTTGTTCGCGGTCGGCGTCTCCGCCGTGGACATGCCGTAGCTGATGATCCCGCGGGGACTGAGCGACGAGCCGACCGCCTCGAGATAGGTGTTGTCCTCCACGACGGCCGCGCGGCTGGCCAGCGCCAGACGGACGACCATTTCGACCGAGGGGCTCGAGTACCGGATCAGGTCATTCGGGATCGTGACGAAGCCCCGCAGGCTCTTGGCCTGCAACCGCACCACGCCCGTCCCGATGTTGGTCGTCGAGGCGTCCGTCGTGGTGTCGGGATCCGTCCAGACGAAAGACGGATCGCCAGTCAGCCGCGGCATGGCAACGTTGCCCGCCGGTGGCAGGGCGACCTCCGTCGCGCCGGCGCGCATGACGGACAGGCGGGGCCGCAGCAGGTCGATGATGCTGCTGTCCTGCACGTTGGGCACGAGGATGCCCCCGAGGATGTCGCTCCCGAGCGAGAGGTCCTTGCGCTCGAGCCCGAAAGCCTTGGCGAGCTCCGGGTTCCGCTTGGCGTGCCATGCGAGCTCACCGGGGTCGATGGTCCCCACCGACAGCCGCGCGCGGATCTCCTCACGGAGCGCCGCGTTGTCCTTCCGCACCTCGCCCTTCTCGTCGACCTGGTCGACGATCAGATCCGCGCCCATCGGGAAGAGGAACGAGCTGCCGGACTCGGCCTGGTAGCCGGCCTCCCGGAGGCGCCAGGACATCTCCCGCTCTTCCTTCATGGCCGCCTCGTTGCCAAACTTCATGGCGCGGAGGTAATTGGTCACGCGGAGCGGTTGGCTGTCCTTGGTGAGCCCGTCCTTGATGAACGCCGGGGCCTGGCCCGCACCGAGCGTGACCAGCTTGCCATCCGCGTCCCGACGGATCACGCCGACCTCCCCACTACTCTTCTCGAGGAGTGCGAGGCGGTCGGCCAGCGGCTTCAGCTTCTCGTCGACCGTCTTGACGACGGCCTCGACGCTCGCCTTCAGCTTGTCGTCAAGCGTGATCGTCATGCCCTTGAAGCCCTCGTCGATCGCCGCCTTCAGCTCCTTGTCCATGCTCGCCTCCCGGTGGGGCCGGCCTTCGCGCGGCCCGGGTGAATGGCCCTAGCGAACGCCTGCGCCCCCTCCGAACGTCTCTCTGGCGTGCCCCATGGCGCGCCGCACATCCTCCGCGGTTACGGATTCCTCTCTCGGCTGCATCGCGGCGAGATCGTGCTCACACTGCGCGACGCGGCGCTCCACGAGCGCCACCCGATCCGCCAGCAGGTGATCCTGCTTGGTGAAGGAGCCCGCGAGATCCCAGAAGGGTGTGCGGTCCTTCGCGAGCGCCGCGATCAGATCCCTTTCCGTCGCGCCCGGCGGCAAGCCGTACCCTTTCGCCATGCGCGAGAGCGCCTCGGGATTCGACGGAATGGGCACGAGGGAATACTCGAAGAGCTCCCACTCCTTGAACCACCAGCCGTCCTGTTCCGGGAGCGCTTTGTCCTCCGACCAGGTGATCGGCATGAAGCCGATCGACCAGGCCTTGAGGAAGCCGTCGCGCGCCAGGCGGTACGCCGTCTCCGCCTGCGGGTGGGCCTGCGCATCGCCGGCGAATTGCGTCAGCGCCGTGATGGCCTGATCGCTGACCTCGAGCGCGAGATTCTTGCCGACCGGGAACGCCCAGGAGTCGTGGCCGAACAGGACGATGGGATTTTTCTGAAAGTTGTCGACCCGCACGCCGCGGGGTTCGATCACATCGCCATCGCGATCGACGATCCGCTGCGTGATCGTGTGGACGATCGTGCGCTCGGCATCGTTGGCCTCCCTGACGTCGAGGACCAGGGACTTCCTGATCCGCTCGCCCCGCGTCGGCTCGCGGCGCATTGTCACGGCGCCTCGGGCGCCGCCCTCTCGACGTCGCCGTCGGTGTACGGGCCCTGCACGTTGCCGTCGCCGTCGGTGACGGTGAAACTGCCATTCTCCAGGACCGCGTTGATCGTCACGCCGCCGAGCCCCTTGATCTGCACTGCATCGCCATATTCCATGGGCGGTCTCCTCAAGCCTGCGTGAGCACAGGGAGTGTCGTGCAACGGCAGTTGATGACTTCCGCAGGCGGCCCCGCCGGATCGCCGGGATAGCGCAGCTGCGCGCCACCGACCGCGAAACTCGCGCGCAGTGGCACCACCTGCCCGTCGGCCAGGCGGTGTGAATCGCGCACACGCTCGTCGCGCGCGGAGAGCCACTCCTGTGCGTCGACCACACCGCTCTGCTCGTAGGCGACGGAGGCCGCAAGGTTCGACGCGGCGATCACTTCCGTCCGCGCGATCAGCGTCGCGCGCGCGACCGTGAGGCCGTCGAAGCGTTCGGCCACCGCCGCCGCCATCTGGGGGATCGACGCGCCGACATTCGCCTGCGCCGTGAGGAGATCGCGGAAGTCGACGGCGAGCGACTGCGTGATGAGATCGGCATACGTCAACGGCCGGCCGGCGATGTAGGCCGCCAGTTCGGGGATCGCCAGGTCGAAACTGATCCCGAGCTGGGGGGCCTTCGCGCGATCGAGGCCCGCCGCGATCAACCGCGCCGCCCGCGTCCACCCGCTTTCGAGGACGGCAGGGAGGACCGCCTGGGCCAGGCCGACGAGCAGCGCGCGACCCGTCGCGAGCGCATGCGTCAGCGCCGATTGCGGCGGCACCCCCTCGCTCAGCGCGCTGACGAGCTGCTCCTTCGTGGCCACGAGCGCCCGCGTGACCCCGGCCTCGAAGCGGATCTCGAAGCGCGAGGCCTTATCGACGAAGTCGCCCCAGAGCTCGTCGCGCGTGTCCTTGGTCGCCTTCGCGAGGGCGCGGGGCGCCTCGGTGAGGCCGGCGCCGAACCCGAGCTGCCCCGCCTGCGCGATCGGGACCAGGGAGATCGGGACGAGCACCTGGTCGCCGCCGTCGATCGGCCCGAGTCCACGGCGTTGGCGGACCTCGTTCGGCAGCAGCACACGATGCTGCACGTAGAGTGTGTCCGCCTGCGCGAGTGCGACCCGGTCCTCGTAGGGCAGGAGCGCCGTCTCAATGTCCGCGATGAATTCCAGCGCCGGATCGCCATAGCGTGGCGTGAGGAATTCATTGACGGTTCCGATGATCCGGCCGATCCGCTGCCCCACGGTCGAGTAGAAGTAATCGCGGATCTGCTCGCTGCGCCGGCCAATGTCCCCCGCTTCGATGCCGAGGATGACCGGGCGCACACCGATCGCCGCGAGGATCTCCTCGCGGGTCATCTGCAGCGAGTTGACGAAGTCGAGATCCTTGGGCGTCGTCGCGATCGTGCTGTACTTGAGGCCGCGCCCGAGGATCATCACCCGCCCGGCGTTGCGCGGCCCGGCGAACTGCTCGCGGAAGCGGGCGCCGGCTTCTTTGGCTTGCGCCTCGGTCACCGGCTGATCGCTCGAGAGCACGCCGTCCAACCGCCCGGCATTCTGGAGCAGACTGCGGTTCCAGGCGTGTGCGTCCGACATGATGACGGCCGAGTCCCAGGCCGCTGTCAACGCCCCCTGGCCGTAGTAGTCGTGCCAGGGATTGAACTCGCGGAAGTGGATCACTTGCGTGGCGGCGAAGCGGAACTCAGCCGGCCCGACGACGTAGCGGTAGCCGGCGAGGTACTCCGTCGCACTCGGGATCACCTCGACCCGATCCGGACGGAGCGGCCAGAGCTCCGCGGGCTGCCCCGCCCCGTTGTCGAACACGAGCCAGTAGGCATTGCCCACCAGGTCGAGGTTAGCGGAGGTGCCCTCGCAGAGATCCGCCCAGGTCATGAACGGATTGACCTTGTCGAGGAGCTGGCGGAGGGGATGCGTGAGGGGCGCCGTCGTGACCCCGGTCTCGGTCCGCCGCGCCAACTTCAGCGGGACAGCGGCGGCGTCTCGGGCTTTGCGGGCAACGGCCGCGTAGACCCACACAACCGCCCCATAGGCCCTGGCGAAGTCCTCGTACCGCTGGGGCCGCGGGATGATCTGGAGGCCGCCCGTGACGGCAACGACTTGCTGGAAGAGGCTGCCCGGCGTGGGCGCCGCGGCCTTGACCGCAAAAGGGGCGGCGCGGCGCTCGACGAGCCCGAGCACCTACGCCGCCCCCAGCCCTGACCGAGAGATCCGTCCCACGGGGCCATCACAGGGCTAGAGGGGCGCACGAGGCAAGGCGCGCGCCAACGGGGTGAGCCAACGGGGTGAGCCAACGGGGTGAGCCAACGGGGTGAGTTACTGTCGGGTCAGCCTCCGAAGCCGCTGGAGCGTCCGGTAGGAGATCTGGAGCACCTTGCGGGGATGCTGGCCCTGTCGGACCTTGCGCCGGGGCAGTTGGTGCTTCCAGAGCAACCCGCGGAGCGTCTCGGGGCGCCGATCGAGCACCACGGCGGCTTCGGCCAGCGTGTACCAGTGCTCCTCGGGCAGCAGCATCGCGGAGATTACCCCCGCACCAGCCGCCAGACCGTCGCGAGTGCCGTGCCGACGAGCCCGCCGGCGAGGAGGAGGGCCGCGGCCCAGATGCATCCGCGGCCCGTGTACCAGATCAGTCGACTCGTCCAATCCGCCCGCGGGCCCAACTCGCTCTGCACGTAGATCCGGATCGTCCAGGCGCAGAAGCCGAGGAGGCCGGCACCGAGCCAGACGGCCATCGCCGCTTCGAGCAGTCTCATCGCCACCCTCCCTCCGCGCCCCACAGGCGCCGCTGGTCCCGGTCGACGAGCTCTCGCACCGCCTCGGGCGTCGGCTCCGTGTCCCCCGGCGCGGCTGTGTCCACATACACCTGCACCTCGCCCCCGTCCTGCCGCGCGCACCGCTCCGCCGCCATCGCCAGCGCGACCAGGAGATCGATCTTGTGCCGCGCCTTTTCTTTCGCGATCCGCCAGCCGCGCGGCGTCTCGACGACGACGCCGTTCAGCACATGCTCGCGGAGGTGCTCGTGCGGGTACGCGACCAGGTTCCCGCCGGTCACGAGGTCCCAGATCATCTGCCCGATCGCGGTCAAGCGGTCGGACGTCTGCGGGTACTCCTCCATCGGCAGGCCTTCCCGCTGCAAGCGCTGCGCGATCGTCACGAGCTGGTAGGGATCGTAGCGGACCGCCACGAGGGAATACGCCAGGCTCCACGCGCGCAGTTCCGCCTCCATCGTCAGTTCCAGCTCGACCGGATCCCCGGGCCCCGGCGTCCAGACGCGCACGTTGACGACCCGCACCTTCCGCGCGCCGTCGTCCCACGTGACGGCCACCATCGCCGCCGAGTCCCGCTTGGTCGCCGCGTCCAGCGCCACGACGACCGGGAGGGCCGGATCGCGCACCACCGGGCCCAGCCCAGGCCGCACGCAGGCGTCCCACTGCTCGCCCGTGAAAAACCGCGACTGGCTCGACACCCAGCGATTCTCGTGCAGGCGGAGATACGCCGCCGGGCGCAGCATCTTGCGCTGCTTGCGGTAATACTCCGGCGCTTGCCAGGGCATCCGCGGCTCGTGGTCCCAGTACACGAGCACGCCGGCCTCGCGATTCCCGTAGATCGGCCAGGCGGGATGGAGGCGCTCGCCCTGCCCGTGCGGATGCTCCTCGACGCCGACGCCCTGCACGTAGAGCTCCCACAAGAGCTTCGACTCATTCTCGTACCCCGCGTAGGTCGTGATGAACCGCACCGAGT